AGATTAACTAATGCAGATACTCAGAACAATGCTCATGCTTCTGAAATTATATTAAGTTGGAATGAATAATGGTTGCTAAAAAATATCAAAATCCTACAGGTGGTTTGAATGAAAAGGGACGTAAACACTTTGAAAGTAAAGATGGTGGAGATCTTAAACCACCACAAAAATCTGGCAAGGATGGTCGTCGTGTCAGTTTTGCTGCACGGTTTAGTGGGATGGATGGTCCTTTAAAAGATGAGAAAGGTAGACCAACTCGATTAAAACTTGCATTAGAAAAGTGGGGATTTAAAGACAAAGCAGAAGCAAGAGCATTTGCTAACAAAAATAAGAAGGCATAACTATGGAAATGATGAGACTGAGCGCTGAAGATGTTTTAAAAAGACATGATAAGGCATTAATACGAAAAGAAAACTTTAGAGACTTATATGAAGAAGCATATGAGTTTGCTCTACCTCAGCGTAACTTATACGATGGCCATTATGATGGTAAAGTTGGTGGCACAAAGAAAATGAACCGTGTGTTTGATTCTACTGCGATTAACTCTACACAACGATTTGCTAACCGTATGCAGTCTGGCATCTTTCCTCCGCAACGTAAATGGTGCAGATTAGAGCCTGGATCAGACATTCCTCAAGATCGTACTGCTGAAGCACAAGCTGCTCTTGACCTCTACAATGAAAAACTATTTGATACATTAAAACAATCTAACTTTGATGTCGCTATTGGTGAGTTCTTATTGGATTTATCTGTAGGCACCGCAGTGATGATGGTACAACCAGGTGATGATATTAATCCTATTAACTTTATTCCTGTACCTCAATACTTAGTGTCTATCGAAGAAGGTGCTAATGGTCAAGTCGATAATGTATATAGACGTATTAGAATGAAGGGTGAAGCAATCCAGCGTCAATGGCCTGATGCAGAAATACCAGCTGACTTACAAAGAAAGATTGATGATAAACCAACAGATGATATGGAGTTGATTGAAGCCACTGTATTTGATCAGAAGCGTGGCGACTATTGCTATCATTTAATCCATAAAGAATCTAAAACAGAATTAGTATACAGACGTATGCCTTACTCACCATGGGTGGTTTCTCGTTATGCTAAAGTTGCTGGTGAGATCTATGGTCGTGGTCCATTGATCACAGCATTACCTGATATTAAAACACTCAATAAAACATTAGAGTTAGTACTAAAGAATGCATCACTATCAATCTCTGGTGTATATACAGCAGCAGATGATGGTGTATTGAATCCTAATACTGTGAAGATTATGCCAGGTGCAATTATTCCTGTTGCACGTAATGGTGGTCCACAAGGTGAATCATTGAGACCATTGCCACGTGCTGGTGACTTCAATGTATCTAACATTGTCATGAATGATTTACGTATGAACATTAAACGTATTCTCTTGGATGAGTCATTACCACCAGACAATATGTCAGCTCGATCAGCAACAGAAGTTGTAGAAAGAATGAAAGAGTTATCACAAAACTTAGGTTCTGCATTTGGTCGACTCATTAATGAAACAATGATTCCATTAGTATCTAAAATGTTACAAGTGATGGATGAACGTGGGATTATTAACTTACCATTAAAAGTAAATGGCTTAGAAGTTAAGATTGCACCAGTAGCTCCATTAGCTATGGCACAGAATATGGATGATGTACAAAACATCTTACAATATGCACAGATTGCACAGGGTGCTGGTCCAGAAGGTGCAATGACAATCAAGATTGATGAGATGATGGATTATATTGCTGAGAAGCTTGGCGTACCACAAAGATTACGACCAACACCAACTGAACGTGCAGTCATGAAACAACAAGCAGCACAAATGGCTCAAGCAGCACAGCAACAAGAAATGGCCATGATGCAACAACAACAGGAGCAATAGATGTCTGAAGATTATGGAATGAGACACAATCCCGCTGATGGGAAAAAGTATACTGGATGGAAAGGTATTCATACAAATAAGCAAGGACAAAAAGTTACTGAATATTCTATGGGATTTGGGATTGATGGAAAAGAAGTTGATATTCCTATTATCGTTCCATCTACTACTCAGAAAGAATTAGATATTATTTTAAATGGCGGAGAACCTACACCTGGTATGATTGAAAAAGCAATCGAACATGCCAAGATTAGAATGAAGCAAGGTAAGTCACCATTTAAAAATCCAGAGGATGATGAATAATGGCTGGATGGGAAGATTTACAAGAAGCATTACCTTTAGAACAAGGTGATGGTTTAGAGAAGCGAGACGAGTTAGATCGTCTTTGTTTACGTGTCCTAGGGGGTGAGGATGGGGAGAAGTTAATGAAATGGCTGCGTGATGCAGTCGTTGAGCAACCTGTTGCCTTGCCAGGTAGCGACCCAAGCTACGCATTTTACCGTGAAGGACAAAATTCAATAGTGAAGGATTTAGAAGCAAGGCTAATTAGAGCAAGGAAATTATAATGGAAGAAACAATCGAGCCTAGTGTTCAGGAAACTGAATCTACTGGCCTACTCGATGGAGCAAGTCCAGAAGTCGAAAAAGCTAGTGAATCAGATCCACAAAAAGTAGAAATAGATCATCGTGATCCTGAAGAATTAAAAGCAAAAGAAGAATTTGCTGTTAATCAAGAACAAGAAAATGATGATGAACCGTTAGAACGTCCAGATTGGTGGCCAGAAAACTTCTGGAAATCAGAGGAAGATGCACCAGATCTTGAAGGCATTGCCAAATCATGGATGGATTTACGCAAACAAATCTCTCAAGGTAAACATAAAGCACCAGCTGATGGTAATTATGACTTATCTGCATTTGGTGAAACACCAGAAGATGATCCATTACGTAGTCATGTTGTGGGTTGGGCAGCGAAGTATGGCGTTAGCCAAGCTGCACTAGATGATCTTGTTGGTGAAGTGGTGCAAAACAATATGCTTGCAGCAGAAGCTCAGCAAGTAAACCTTGATCAAGAGCGTAAAGCTTTAGGTCCAAATGCTGATGCTAGAATCAATGGCATTGTGAAATGGGCATCTAGTCTTGTTCAAAAAGGTGTTTGGGGTGAAGATGACTTTGAAGAGTTTAAAGTAATGGGTGGTACTGCAAAAGGTATTGCTGCATTAGAGAAACTCAGAGCATCTTATGAAGGCAGAGTTCCTGTTGAAACTACTCCAGTAGAAGGCGCACCATCAAAAGATGAGTTATATCAAATGGTCGCTGACCCAAGATATAATTCAGATCCATCCTATAGAGCTAAAGTAGAAAGAGCATTCGCTCAAAACTTTGGTTAAATCGCTTGACAATAGGCTTTGTTCCCATGTAAAATCGGGAATGAGGCCTATTACATACTCTTTGTGACCCTCAACGCAAGTAACCTTGTCGACTGGCTATCGTAAATAGCAAGCACGGCCCAGTTCTCTGGCACACCACAGCGATTAATTTACTTTATTAATTACTATAAGGAGTCAATAATGGCTATTGGTTTATCTAATGCTTTTGTTACCTTATTTGATGCCGAAGTTAAACAGGCTTACCAAGCTAAAGCGCAATTAGTTGGCGCGGTTAGACAAAGACGAGGCGTTGAAGGTTCAACAGCAAAATTCCCTAAAGCGGGTAAAGGCGTAGCTACATTAAGAGTTCCACAAACAGACGTAACACCATTGAATGTGGATTTCTCTCAAGTAACAGCTACAATGGAAGATTGGAATGCAGCAGAATATTCTGACATCTTCATGCAACAAAAAGTTAACTTTGACGAAAGACAAGAATTAGTGCAAGTTGTGGCTAATGCTATCGGTCGTCGTCAAGACCAACTTATTCTTGACGCACTTAATGCAACATCAGGCGTAGGCACTGTTCTTACAAGTGTTGGTGGTGCAGACACTAACTTAAACTTAGAAAAGCTTTTAGCTGCTAAGAAAGAGATGGACAAAAACAATGTGCCTCCAACAGATCGTCATATGATCATTCACGCTAATAACTTATCAGCATTGCTAGGCGAAACAGAAGTTACATCATCTGACTTTGCTTCAGTTAAAGCTTTAGTTAATGGTGAAATTAACACATTCTTAGGCTTTACATTCCACGTTCTTGGTGATCGTGCTGAAGGTGGTTTACCACTTGCAGCTGGTGACGTTAGAACATGCTGGGCATTCCATAAAGATGCAGTTGGTTATGCTGAAGGTATGGGACCTAAAACTGAAATCAACTATGTTCCAGAAAAAACATCATTCTTAGTTAATGCTATGTTCTCTGCTGGCGCAGTTGGTATCGACGCAGAAGGTATTGTTAAAGTATCTGCTGACGAAACTTAATCTAAGGAGAATAACTAATGGCTTATAAGCAAAACAATTTGCAACCTATTGGTGGCTCGTCTAAGGCTGGTAATGCTCCTCAAATGTGGAGTTATCAAACTGAAGACGCAAAAACAGTAGTGGATACAGAAGGTTACTTTAATGATGCATCATCATTACTTAAAAAAGGTGACTTAATCTATGTATATGCATCTACTGGCGGTACAGCAACATATAGCTTACATCCAGTATTAGAAAGCGCTTCTGGCGTTGTTGACGTATCTGACGGTACAGCTTTATCAACAACTGACACCGACTAAGTTGTAATATATTGCAGAAAGGTAGGTACTTCGGTGCCTACCTATTTGCACATTTAAAGGATATAAAATGGCTACAGGTGATACCGATATTAGAATATGCTCAGATGCACTTTTGATGCTTGGAGCTAATCCTATTTCTTCATTTACAGAAGGCACAGATGAATCTAACATTTGTGATCGACTTTATCCTGATATTAAAATTAGAACACTGACCATGTATGATTGGTCATTTTCGTTTAAGAAAACACAATTAGCAAGATTGGTGACTACACCAACTAACGAATACAAATACGAATACCAATTACCCTCTGACATTATTGGCAGACCGAATGCTGTCTATGATTCAGATGACGTAGGCGCACCGCCACGTAGAGAGTATCGTTTAATGGGTGACAAATTATTAACAGATTACGAAAAAGTTTATATTGATTATCAATACAATGTACCTGAGTATTCATTACCACATTACTTTGTACAATTGCTTAAATATGAAATGGCTTGGCATTTAGCTATGCCGATCACTGACCAAGCAGAAAAATCAGAATATTGGAGAATAGTTGCAGAAGGCACTCCAGGCGAGAATGGTCGTGGTGGATACATGAGACAAGCGATGAATATAGATTCTCAAGGCAATCCTACAAACGCAATACAAGATTTCTCATTAATTAATGTGAGGTATTAATGGCTAGGTTTGTTGATATTCAAACAAACTTTACTAGTGGAGAGCTAGATCCATTAGTACGCTCTCGCATTGATTTAGATGCATATAAGAATGGTTTAGAAACAGCTCGTAATGTGATCTGTCAACCACAAGGTGGTGTGCATCGTCGCCCAGGTACAAAATTCCTTACTGAGTTAGGCGGTAGTCCAGAAAATGGTGTACGTCTTGTACACTTTGAATTCTCCGTTAGCGACAGTTATATGTTGGCTTTTACCAACAATCGGATGTACATCTTTAAGGATAAAGTATTACAAACAAATATCAATGGTTCAGGCAACAATTATTTAACAACAACGATTGCTAGTGCTAGACTAAATGCAATGTGTTTTACACAATCAGCCGATACATTGATTGTTGTTGAAGAAGACATGGAGCCAAAAGTTATTACGCGTACCAGTGATACCAGTTGGTCTATTGCAAACATTTCATTTGACTCTATTCCACAACATGCATTTACTTTAACTACAAGTAACCCAGCTGCAACATTAACTCCATCTGATGTATCTGGTAAAGTTACATTGACTGCTTCAGCTGGTGTATTTAATTCAGGTCATGTTGGTCAATATATTAATGCAGATCCACAAGGTCGTGCAAGAATTGTTAAATATAATAGTTCTACTTCTGTTAACGTAGTGACTGAATTTCCATTCTTTGATACCACTGCTATTGCATCAGGATCATGGGAACTCGAAACTGGATATGAAGATGTATGGTCATCATCAAAAGGATGGCCACGCACTGTTACATTCCATCAAGGTCGATTATTCTTTGGTGGATCTAAATCAAGACCATCTACAATCTGGGGATCTAAAGTAGGATTGTTTTATGACTTTGAACCTGTAGAGGGTTTGGATGATGATGCTGTTGAAGCTACTCTCGATACTAATACTTTTAATGCTATTGTTGATATGATTAGCAGTAGAGACTTACAAATATTTACATCAGGTGGTGAGTTTGCTGTTATTCAAGAAGGCCTAACACCTATTACACCCACAAGCTTTTTCTTATCTACAACATCACGTAACGGCACTAAAGAAGGTGTGCGAGTTAAACAGTTAGAATCTGGTGTGTTATTTATACAAAGACAAGGTAAGCAATTAGCTGAGATTGCATACTCTGATACATTCTTAACTTACGTGACTTCTAAGATTTCATTACTGTCTGGTCATTTACTTAAAGGCCCAAAGCGTATGGATTTGCGTCGTGCCGTGAATACAGATGAAAATGACTTACTCTTTATTGTAAATGAAGACGATGGCTCAATGGCTGTATTCTCTTTATTACGATCACAAAACGTTATTGCTGCATCTGAATTTACAACAGTAGGTAATTATTTAGATGTGGGTGTTGATATTACAGATATTTATACTATTATTAAACGGAGCGATAGTGGTGTAAATAAATACTATGTTGAGGTGTTTGAGGAAAATCTACTAACTGACAGTGCAGTTACAGGTGGAGCAGTGGCAAGTTTAGATGCATCGCATATTGATGGTGCTACAGTAAATGTTCTGTCAGATGGTTTAGTAGAAAATAATCAAGTTGCAGATAGTGCAGTTACTTTTACTAACACACCTACGACTTCATGTGAAGTTGGTTTACCTATTAGTGTAGAAGTAAAAACAATGCCTATTGATTTAAGAGTGGTCGGTGGAACTCGTATTGGATTTAAAAAACGTATTGTAGAAGTCAATGCATTATTATATGAAACACAGAATATTGTAATTAATGACAATCTAGTCCCAATCAGAAGATTAGGGGCTGGAGCATTAAATAGCACAGTGCCAGAGTTTACTGGAACAAAAGTGCTACATGGTATACTAGGGTATAGCAATGAAGGACAGATTACGGTAACACAATCTGCTCCACTTAAAATGACATTGCTTGGTTTAGAATATAAAATAGCAACACATCAAGGAACTTAATTATGGGAGCAGCAGTACCCTTCGCTGGGGCATCAATGACTGGTTTTGGAGCAGCAGCCGCCACTTCTGGCGCTTCTTTGTTTAGTGCCGCAGCTATATCAGCACCTATTGCATCAGTAACTTCATCAGCGATGATGAATCCATTGATTATGAATCCAGGTGGTGGTGGATTATTAGCTGGTTTTGGCACAGCATTTGATGTAATGAATAAGTATTCAGGTTTGATTTCTGCTGGGTTTTCTGGATTACAATCTATTGGTGCATATCAACGTGGTCAATATATTGAACAACAATATGAGATGCAAGCAGAGCAAATGAGGGTTGATCAAGAAATTAAAAGATTAAACTTTTTAAAAGCAGCTAATGATAAAACACGTAATTTGCTTGCTGCAAATGCTAGCACTGTTGCCTCTGGATTTGCAAATGGTGTGAATGGCCTTGATGGTTCTGTTAAGCTAGTCACTAAGAAAAACGAAGAGCGTTACTTACGTGACATTAGTACATTAGAGTTTAATGAAACATCATCTGAGTTATTCCAAGATGCACAGTCATCATTACTTGCTGCTGCTGGTGAAGAAGCAGTGCGTGGTTCTAAATTTGATGCTCTAGCACATATTGGTAATGCATATAATATTTATAATCAAACAAGGGTTCCAGGATAATGGGTAAGTTAACACAATATCAAGAGTCTGGTGTTCAATTCAGTGGAATGCCTCAACTAAGCACTGCACCTATACAGGAGTCATTAGCTTCTAATGAGCGTGTTAATAACTTCTTATCTCAAGTAGGTCAAACGTTTGCTCAAAAAGCAAATGTCTATGCTAGCGAACAAGCTGTTAAAGATGCTATTACTAATCCTATTACTAAAGAACAAATAGACCAAGCTAGACAAACTGGTGGCAATCCAATTGATGAGTTTTTAAAAGGTGGTAAAACATATAATGAAGCTATTAAGAAAGTATTAGGTCAACAAGTTGCGGGTGAATTAAGATTAGAGTTAGATCAATCTAATGCTGAAATACTTGAAATGGTACGTATGGGTGAAATTACTAACCAAGGCCAAGCATTACAAAAGTTGCAAGAACCTATTTCTGCACACGTAGAATTCCTAACTACAATTGATCCAACACTGGCAGAAGCTTATGGCGCACAAGCAACTGCATCGGCACGTAATTATTTGAATCAAGCAGACACTGTTATTCGTAATAAAGAGGAAGAAAAAAGACAGTTTAATGCGAAAACAATGTTAAATAATATTGTTAAAGATGTTGGTAATTTTATGCGTGCTAATCCTAATGCCACGACAAATGAAATAGACGAATATATTGATGTTGTTACAAAAGTGGCTCGTGATACATCATTTAGTTTAACACGCACACAAGAAAAATTAAGTATTGAGTTAGATACAGAAATATCTAAAGCAAGAAATTTATATGTTGCTGAAGCTTTAGCTCAAAAGTATCAAGGGTCTAATCTTGGATTAGTATTAGAACAACTTAAATCTGATCAGTCTTCATTAGCAGCTCATTACAACAATATGAGCCTAGAGGAGCAAAAAGCATTCGAAGGTCAATTAGGTTACGAATTAAACATTGTTAATAATAAGAATCAGGCACAAATTAAAGAAACAAATGCTCTTATTAAGGAAGCTACAGCTCCTCATAAAATGTATAAACGCATGAATCCTACAGTTGTAGAGAAAATTGATCAAAAGATTATTCCAGGTACAGACCAAGCTGTAATGTGGGAAAAGTTAAAACAATATGATAGAGATTTAGATGTTATTAATAAAACACCTTTAAGCAACACGGATCCACAAAATCCTGGATTAATACAACAAGTGAATGATTTAAGTATTAAGCTGGGTAATATTGATGATTTATCACAAGACCCAGCTTTATATGCAGAGTTTGCATGGAAGGCCCAATACTTAGCCAATATACAAGATGGTTTGCAAACTGACGAAGTTGCTACTATTGGAGTGCGTCATGGTATGCCAGATCAAATCATTAATTTCTTAGACGATCCAATGGCACAAAAAGATTTAATAGAAAAAAGAAAACTACATCTTAGCACTTACAGTCCATTGTATGGATTAGATACTGATCGATCACAAGGCCCAATATTAACAAAAAAAGAAGTTGCTACATTTGTAGCTCAATATAAACAAGGTGATGGCATAACTAGAACGGCAATGTTACAAAACTTAGACGACGCATTTGGTACTTTAAGTTCTAATGCGATGGCTCAGTTATCAGCTGGCGGATTACCATTAACTGCACAACTATCGTCATTCTTAAATGATCCTTTAAAGACAGATGTATTCTTATCATTTGATGACGAAGAGGAAGTGAAAAGAATTAAAGATGTATTTAGTAGCGTCCCAGGGCAAACTTATAGCACATTAAAAAGTCAAGTTAGAAATAAACTAGAAGATTTTCATGAAATAGTGATGCATGCAAATCCAATGGATAGTTCTCAAGCTTCAGCAAAATTTGAAGACATTGTTGAGGTATTAACATTGTATGCCGCAGAGGGCATTAACAATAGAACATTAAGTACTGGTAGTGCTGTTAATGATGCAACTGATTTAATTAATAACAATTATCAAATTGAGTCTACTTACTATGTACCTCGTAAATATGGTGGACAAGATTTAACTGCGGCACATGTTGATGCTATTGTGAAGAAAGCAGAGACTATTAAAGAAGAATATTTAGGTACATTTAAACCTGTTGCATTAGGATCTAGTGATCCAAATAGACCTCAACAAGTGTTAGATAGTGCAATGTTTTCACAAGTCAAAGAAAATGGCGAGTGGCGTGTCACTGGCGATGGTGCTGGTTTAATTTATGGTATTGTTTTAAGTACAAATGAATTCCAGCCAATTATCAATGAAACAGGAAACTTCTTATCATTTAAATTTGATGATACATCTGCAATGCTTCCTGGCACAACTCATATTATGCAGAAACTACAATCTAAATCAGGATTTAGTATTGGCTTTGGATTGCAATCAAAAGAGCAAATTAAGAAAGCTAAGAAAAAAACATTGCAAAAAAAAATACAAGATGAAATGCAAGGTGAGTAATTAATGGCTGAATTAGGATTTGGATTAGGAGTTAGCAGAACAGGTCAAGATGTTGGGTTTGATTTATATTCAACGTCTTTCTCTGAAAAGATGGGAGCATTGGCTGCTGATGCTTGGAACTTTAGTCCATTAAATTCTAGCTTTACTTTCTATGACTTAGGGATGGCCCGTGAAAGATCAGAGCTAACTGAGCAACCATTAATATCTAGAGATCAACTTAATAAAGAATATGGTAATTTAGGCTTGCATTTTGAACAAGATGAATATCAATCTGTTGTTGATATTATGGTAGAGAAAAAACAAGCAGAGATAGAGCGTAATAGTATTATACAACGTGGGCCAACTGGTGTTGTACCAACAGTCGCTGGATTTGCTACTCAGTTAGCTACTAGCGTTGTTGATCCAATCAACTTAGGATCAGCATTTATTCCTGTATTTGGGCAAGCACGATTTGCTAGATTAGCTGCGCGTTTTACAGATGGTAAAGTTAGCGCTTTATCAAAAGCACGATTTATTCGAGGTACAGTTGAAGGTGCAGTAGGTGCTACTTTAGTAGAACCAATAGTATATGCTGCTGCTGAGGAAGTACAAGCTGACTACACTGCCATGGATAGTTTCTTGAATATTTCATTTGGAACTTTAATTGGTGGCGGTTTACATGTAGGTGCTGGTAAGTTAAAAGATTTAAATACAGCACGTAAATTTAGAAAGAGAGTTGATCAAGCTAGAGCAGAAGGTAAATTGATTGATGGGCAAGAACCTGAGTTAAATTTATATAGAGAATATTATCCAGAGCATGGACATTTTATGCGAGCTTTAGAAAGAACACACCCGCATACTAGACAGATGTTATTAAATAAGTCATTAAATGATGTATTAACAGAAAAGCCTGTTGATGTATCACCAATTACTAGTAACGATCCTGTCTTAAAAAATACCACAGAAACAAGCGCTGCTCCTGAAGTTAGACCGAAAGCAACAACACCAGATAATCAGAATGTAGTATCGGAAGTTGAAGCAGATGTAAAAGAAAAAGGTATGACAGAAATGCAACAGGATATGGATAATTTAATTGCAAGATTAAATGACCTACGCGTTAGGCAAATAGATCAAAAGATTGATATGGAAGCAGAAGTGAAACAAGCTACTGATGAGCTAGATCAGTTTAATGCGCAAGAAACAAAAATCAATGCAGCTATTAAAGATGCAATTAATTGTCAAAATGGAAGATAGCAATGTCAGATAAATGTTTAGCTAGAGTACAAAAGTTATTAGATGATTCATCAATTACGTCTATACAAAGAGATGAGATTATCAATCAAATTAAGATTGCACAAGCTGAACAAGGTATAGCAAGAATTAGTGAGATTGATGTTGATCGAGTAGCACAAGATGTTTCTGAGCAATTGAAGTTACAAAAAGCAATCAATAAGCGTAATGCATTAGAAGATGAAATTAAGGTACGTAACTATATTGATAACATTATTAATAACTTTGATGCGGATCCAGATGAAGGATTAATATCTATTCTTGTTGGATCTAATCAACGCGTGACTGGTGCTAGATCATCTGCTGCTGCACACCAGCAAGCTGCACAAAATCAACTTATTATTGGTTTCAATCAAAAAGTAGAAGAAGCTGGTTTAACTAAACTATTACGTAATGCAGATGAAATGACGCAACTTAGAATTACTAGAGTCATGGAACAAACATCTAAAGGCCTAGAAGTTACCGAACACAATGCAGACATTATTAAACTGGGTCAAATCATGGAAGAATATTCAGAGCTAGTGCGCAATAAACTAAATGCACGTGGTACGAATATTAGCAAACTATGGGGGTACGTTGTTAGACAATCACATGATCCATTCTTAGTTAGAGATGCAGTGAAAAGTTTAGGCAAGAGTTATGATGAAATTACAGTCAGTGACACAATCAAATTTACAGATGATATTAATTACGCTAAAAACTATACAGCTTGGCGTGACTTTGTCATGGATAAATTAGATTATGATCGTACATTTGCGGATGTAAAGAATATTGAGGAGTTTATGCGGTATGTATATAACTCACTTGTTCGTAATCAAACAGTGAAAGCAGATGGTGCAGCTAATACCTATGGGTACAAAGGTGCTAACTTAAGTAAAGATTCTAAGATGAAACGAGTATTGCATTTTAAAGATGGTGATGCTTGGTTTGATTATAATAGTAAATTTGGTGTTGGCTCATTAACAGAGTCATTCTTTAGTGGCCTGACTAATGCTGGTCGCAATATTGGATTAATAGATAGTTTAGGTACACGGCCAGTAGAAAACTTCAAAAAGATACAAAAAGGAGTGCAAGATCATTTAATCAAACAAGGGCGATCTATTGAAAAAATCAAGAGTGAATCTAAGTATGAGAAATGGTTGCGTGTTTTAGATGGCAGTATCTATACGTTTGAAAACTTTGCTGGAGCTAGATACTCTGCATCACTACGATCAATTGCAAGTATGGCTAAGCTAGGTGGAGCAGCTGTATCTGCTATATCTGATATTGGATTATATGCCTCTGAAATGAAACATCAAGGACGTTCTTTCTTATCATCTATGTTTGAAGCATTTGGTGCTTTAGCAAAGATAAAGGAAAAAGGCAGAGCAAAAGAAATTGCTGAGCTAAATGGAATTATCTTTGATAATATGATTTATGATGTATCAGCTCGTTATCAAGTTGGTGATCCATTAAGTAAAGGATTTACTAAAGCTCAACGTGTATTCTTTAAACTTAACTTACTTTCTTGGTGGACTAACACTTTAAAAGAAAGCGCCATGCTTGGCACATCACGTCATATTGCTAACCAAAGAAATTTGCCATTTGATCAATTAAGTGATCAGATGAAGTCCTTATTTGATGTGTATAACATTAATGCAAGTAAGTGGGATGTGATTCGCAAGAATGCAATTGAAATTACAGATGATGGTAAAGAGTTTTTAAATCTAGGTTTATTGGACAATTTGTCTGATGCTGATGTTGTTAAAGCATTAGGATTAAAGAAAGTTAGTCAACGTGAAATAGATTTAGCAAGAGATACATTTAAAGTATCTTTATCTGGTATGTTATTAGATAGAACAACTTACGCTGTAATTGAGCCTGATGCAAAAGTGCGTGGCGACTTAACACAAGGTTTATTAAGTGGCACTGTGTTAGGAGAAGCGATTAGATTTGTTGGTCAGTTTAAAGCATTCCCACTATCAATCATTAGAAAAACATTAGGTCGTGATTTTGCAAAAGTATCTGGACCTAATAAAGATGTGGCAGCTGGAATATTGGGATTAACTAGCACATTCCTTGTATCTGGGATGTTAGGTTATGCTGCTATGACGGCAAAAGACTTTCTGAAAGGCAAGTCACCAAGAGACCCAGCTAGGCTAAGGACTATATTAGATTCATTTTTGCAAGGTGGTGGTCTTGGTATTTATGGGGATATTCTGTTTCAAGAAACCAGAAGTGGTGGTGATATATTAGGAAATATTGCTGGGCCAATACCTTTAACAGGATTGGATCTAATCCAGGCTATGAATTATGCTATTCAAGGGAAGCCTGATACTGCTGGCAGAACAGCTTATAATGCCATACGACATAGTATTCCATTTGCAAACTTATTCTATACAAAAGCAGCAATTGATTACTTAATAGGATATCAGATGTTAGAAAGCATTAGTCCAGGTACCATGAATCGTATGCAAAATAGAATGAAAAAGCAGTATGACCAAGAGTTTATTTTTGGGAATCCTTTATAAATAAGGGATAAGAGATATCATTTAGTGGATATTTTATATTAACGGGAGTAAAATATAGTAGAGGATTATTATGGCAATTGATATATCAAGCACAACGAGACGTATTGTTTACACTGGTTCAGCTGGTGTAGG